GCATTTTTTAACTTTAACATGCAGTTTGACTTTGATAAAGAAATTAAAGGAGATCTAGAAGTTAAAGCTCGTGGTACAGAAAGCTTGATGGCTAATGAAGTACGTAGTCAACGCTTGATGCAGTTCTTGCAAGTTGTACAAAATCCAGCATTGGCACCATTTGCACGTATGGATTATATTGTACGTGAAATTGCTAAGTCTATGGATCTTGACCCTGATAAGGTTGGTAACAACATGACACAGGCTGCAGTACAGGCTGAGATTCTTAAAAAGTTCCAAGAAGCTAATCCACCCCCGCCACAACCTCAACCAGGGGTAGGAGGTCCACAGGGCGCTCCTGCTGGCGTACAAGTGCAGGATACCCAAGGTAGTGGGGGAGGTACCATAGGAACAGGAACAGCGCCTCAGCCAGGAGAGCAGGGCTTCTCAGGCAATACTGGCGAACAACCGATACAGTAAATGAAACTTGTTGTGAATAATACACTTAAACCTTTTGTCAACAATCCTGAATTGTACAGTCCGTTTATCGAAGAAATCGCTGAACGGATTGCTTTCACTCATGTATCCCTTGAGCAGTCTCGTGAACTTGACGAGATGTACAGGCTTCAAGGAGAAATACGTGCATTGCGTTCTTTATTAAGATTAAGAGAGAAAGTTAATGGTTAGTCAAACTGAAAGAGCTATGGGAACGGTTGGTCCACAATCTGAGCTAGAAAGGCAGCGTAGTAGAAATATTGCTGAACAAATGTCAACTCTTTCTAGAGAAGAAGAAAAGACTGTACACCCTTTAGAGACTGTTCCATTCTTTCAAAGACCAAAGGGGTCTAGTACAGATGATATTCAAGTAGGAGAAGATGATGCAGGTAATCCTGTTTTTCAAGGTAGGCTTGGTACATACATTGTAAGACTAAATCCTGATCAAAGAACTACAAGACAAAAAATAACAGAAGCTATTCCTACTATAAAAGAATCTGTATCAGAGTATTTAGAAGATCCTAAGCTACCTACTAAAGAACAAATGGGACAGTTTGCCCGTGCTGCTACAATAGGTGCTATAGAAGATCTTGGAGAAATTATGTTTACTCCAAAAGGAACATTAGGTGATGTGTTTTCTTTAGCTTCTGGAGCAGGTGCTGCATCTGTACCTTTTGATGTACCAAAGGGTGCACTAAGGATATTTGGTGGAGTTGGTGCAGAAGGAGCTGCAAAAGATAAAAATCTTAAAAAAGCAATAAAACTTTTAAAGAAGTCTAATGTAGACCCTACAAACGTACAAGATAGTTATTTTACAAATAAAAAGATCTGGGAACAAACTGGTTGGTACGTAGATCCAAAAGATGGTCAGTGGCGTTTTGAAATAGACGATAGCAAATCTAACCTAAAAGATTTTAAATCCGTTTTTAAAACTAATAAAAATTCTACTGACCCTGCTGACGATCCTAATTTATCATCTAGTTTTTTTGAAGAGTTGGGTAAAGTTGCTCGTAGTAGAGAAAATGGATTATATAATAAACTTGGTAATGTATTAGAACACGAGGAGTTTTTTAAAAAATATCCTGATTTAAAAGACGTAGATGTTATTTTTTATAGTAATCCAAGTCAACCTAATCTTCTTGGCTCTGCTGCAGATGACACTATAAGTGTAAATTTATCTGCATTTAAAAATTACGAAGATATTAAAAGTACCCTTATCCATGAAATACAACATATAGTCCAGTATGAAGAGGGTTTTGTTCGTGGCGCAAGCGCAAAATCTATTCCAAATGTTTTAACTGAAAAAAAATCAAAAGAAATTCAAACTAAAATAGCCCCTTTAAAAAAAGAAGAAGAGAAACTAGACATAAAGTTAAATGCTGCAGTTAATCAAAGAAAAATTATGCGTGAGCAATTTGCTAAAAACCCTTTAAAAAATTTATCTGAATCTGATCAAATTGCAATTTATAAATTGAAACCTTATAATGAAGAAAAAATGGATTATGAGGGACCATCTTGGGCTTCTATTGCAAGAGACTATGATGTTCCAGTAGTAGAAGTAAGAGAGGCATACGGAAGGTATCGGCTTTTAAGACATCTTGATAAAGAGGTTAATAGATATAATTTAGCTCTTAATAAAATTTCAAGTGATTTATATAAACTAGAGCAAGAAAATTTTGATATTGAAACAAATTTTTATCGTGGTGCAGGGGGAGAAATAGAAGCTAGGCTTGCCCAATATAGGAGAAAGCTTTCTGCAAAACAAAGAGAAAAAAGTTTTCCTATTGACTCCCGTACTACTATGCTTCAACAAGAGGGTGGTAAGTTTGAATACACAGGAAAAGAGGGTGTAGATCCTTATCAATATAAAGTACAACCTCGAAGAGAGCCTGAAAAAGAAAAAGGTTTTTTAAGCGGAATAAAAAAGAAATTAGGTCTTTCTGAGTCAAGAGAAAATCCTGACATTGAACCAGAAGTTGAAGATGCTTTTACAAAACTAGCAGATATTCAAAGGGGTGAACCTGAACTTGCTATGGTAGAAGCTCAAAAAATTTATGGTGGTGGAGTTATGCCTTATGCATTAGAACATGCAGGTGATTTGACACACCGTATGGCAGAAAGAGGTGGTAGATTTGGTGCAGAGTTTGTAGCACCTAAAGTTACAAGATTGTTAGGTAGCTTGCTTAGTGACTATGGTTTTGAAAAAGAGATGTTAGAAAACATCCAAAGTAATGCTAGGTTTCATTATAAAGGAGATAATCCAAATACTTCTTTTGAAGAGTACAAAAAAGAATATGAAAATAACATTGATAAAGCTTTAAAAAAATACTCCGAAGCACATAAAAAAGTTCCTGTATATAACAAAATGCAATTAGCTGGAAGAGAAGCTGCAATTGCCATTGGAGAAAAACGTTATACTGATGCTATTGAAAACTTATATATAATTGATCAAGCAATAAAAGATGGTACATACAAACAAGCAGCTTTAGAGTTTGACCCAAATATAGATTTTAGAAAAAAACCCAAGGACTTTAACAAAGGTGGAACAGTAATGAACAGACAAATGGAAATGGCCTTTATGAGAGAAGGTGGACTAAAAGATGACGGTATGAATGTAGACCCTGTATCAGGTAACGAAGTACCCCCTGGTTCTATGGCCAAAGAAGTTCGAGATGATATTCCTGCTCGATTGTCTGAAGGTGAATATGTTGTTCCTGCTGATGTTGTTCAATACTATGGTGTAAAATTCTTTGAAGATCTTAGGGCAGATGCAAAAATGGGCTTGCAAGAAATGGAAAGTAATGGTAGAATAGGTGGTGAACCTGTTGACGATGATCTTTCTGAAGCTGAAATGATGGAAATACAGACTATGATGCAGGGTGGCATGGTTCAACCACAACAACAGTCTGACCCTTATCTTCAGCAAAACATGATGTATCAACAACCTCAAGGTATGGCTGTAGGTGGAGCAGTAATTCCAAATATTGGAACTGGCTTTAGCTGGGAATCTACAGGTCCAGGAAGTATAACTCCTACTGTACCTGAAACAGGAGAGACTCCAGAAACTTGTGCAGCTAAAGGTATGGTTTATAATACAGAAACTAAAATGTGTGAGCCAGCTCCTGTAACTACTCCTATTGTTACAGATACTGGTGGAGATCGTAGACCAGAGGCACCTACTCCAGAGCCTTGGTATAAAGGTATTACTTCCAGTGCTGAAGACTCTGTAAACAGATACTTTGGTATGGAAGCTAAAATTGGAGCTGGTGTAGTTGGTTTTATGGCATCTGCAACTCCTTTAGGCATACTTGGTGGTGGGGCGGCTAAGTATGGAGTTCAAGGTTCAAACCTAGCTAAGGCAAGAGCAGAGGTTGCACTAAGAACTGCTGCAGGAGATATAGAAGGTGCCGAAATGCTTCAAAAAGCTATTGATAAAGCAGTAAAAGGCACTGTTGGATTAGAAAAAGCAGATCAGTTTTTTGAAAATACTTTTAATGCCAGTGGAGAAAGAAATGTAATTAGTGCTTTGGAAGGTATTGGTATTACAGTTCCTGATTCTATTAAAAGCAAAGATTTTAGAAAAGATCCTAATTTTGATTCTGACTTAATGGATTTTATTCAAAGCCAAGGAAGCAAAATTAAAACTGACATATTTAAAATGGAATCTAAACCAACTCCCACACCATCAAATAACCAATCTAGTGGGGGAAGCGATGCACATGACGAAGCACACCAAGCTTTTGTGAATAGAATAACAAAGGCTGCTGAACAAGCTGAAAAAGAAAAGGCTGCTAAAGTTAAAGAAAAAACAGGTGTTGAAATTTCTGGTAAAGGAGAAAAAGCAGGATCTGGATATGGCTCAGGGGTAGGTGGAACTAATTTAAGTGGGCCATTTAATAAAGGCGGCTTAATGAGAAAGAAAAAGAAATAACCCATACTAATAACTATAAGGCTACCCAGTGTAATAGCTGGCCCCAACATAAAGGAGATGGAATATGCCTGAACTAGCAGAGATTGAAACACCAAAAACTGCAGGATTTGTTGAACGAGGATCAAATTATGCCAGACGTCAACAACGTATGCAAAATGAAGAAGAGGAGATCAAGCGTCTTGAAGCTGAACAACGTGGTGAAATTGAACCAGACGAAGAACAGCAACCAAAAAAAGAAAGTGTCGAAGCGAAAGAGACCGATACAGAAGTTAAAGAAGAAACGTTATCTGCAGAAGAAAGAAGCTTCAAAAAACGTTATGGTGATTTAAGACGTCACATGCAACAAAAAGAAAAGGAGTGGGAAACTAAACTAGAAGCACTCCAAAAAAGTTCTGAAAGAATGGGCATTATTCCTCCTAAGTCAGATGAAGACATTGAGGAATGGTCAAGAGAATATCCTGATGTAGCTGGTATTGTAGAAACAATTGCAGCTAAAAAAGCACAGGAAATGTTTGAAAGAGCTAATACTCGTATTAAAGAACTAGATGAAGCTCAAGCAGAAGCTGAACGAGTAAAAGCTGAAAATGAAATACGTAAGTCACATTCAGACTTTGATGACCTACGAGGTTCAGACGAATTTCATGATTGGGCAGACGAACAACCTAAATGGGTACGTGATGCTCTTTATGAAAACTCTGATGATCCAGCTTCAGTAATTCGTGTAATTGATCTTTATAAATCAGATAAAGGCCTTACAAATGAAGCTAAAAAAGCTAAAACAAAAGCAGCAGCTAAAACAGTTACTAAACGTAGTAGAACAGAAGTAGATTTAGCTGATGCAAATGGAATGATTCGAGAGTCAGAGGTTGCAAAAATGTCTGACAAAGAATTTGAAGAACGTTCAAACGAGATTAATTCTGCGATGCGCAGTGGTAAATTCGTTTATGACGTAACTGGTTCTGCCAGATAACTGTTGACAAATAAAAAATCATCAGTATAACTAGGGTCATACAACAAAAGCCTCTTTTGACTACCTTTTGTTATAAACCCATTTTCACTAAAGTCTAAACTAATAAGAACTACCTGTTCAAGTATAGGCCCAGAAGCTACTTGGTAGGCCAACTGAGTAGCAACTGCACCCTAGAAAATGTAGCAGCCTCTTGTCGGTGTTTAGCTTTGTAACCCGAAGCCAAATATCATGGAGGATTTTATCATGGCTTTTACTTCAGCATCGGGTTACGGTAACTTACCTAACGGTAACTTTAGTTCCGTAATCTATTCTAAAAAGGTACAACTTGCATTTCGTAAGAGTACCGTAGTTGGTGACATCACTAACTCTGATTATTTTGGTGAGATTAGTGCACAAGGTGACACTGTTAAAATCATCAAAGAACCTGAAATTTCCGTAAGCTCTTATGCTCGTGGAACTCAAATTTCAGCACAAGATCTTGACGATGAGGATTTTTCTCTTGTAGTCGACAAAGCAAACTACTTTGCGTTTAAAATCGACGACATCGAGGAAGCTCACTCACATGTCAACTTTATGGATCTTGCAACCAATCGTGCAGCTTACCGTTTGGCTGATCAGCATGACCAAGAAGTTCTTGGGTACCTGTCTGGTTACGCACAATCAACACTGCACTCAGCAGCAGACGCAGTAAACACTACCGTAAATGGTACTAAAGCTGTTTCAACTGCTGGTTCAGATGAATTGCTTTCAAGCATGAAACTGAAAAAGGGTGACTTTGGAAACATCACTACAGGTTCTGCTGGTGATCACTCCATTCCACTCGCAGCACGTTTGCCAGGTGCAACTGCTCTTCCAACTGCTACAGCTTCACCAGCAATGGTTGTTGCTCGTATGGCTCGTTTGCTTGACCAACAACAAGTAGACAAGTCTGGTCGTTGGCTCGTAGTTGACCCAGTATTCATGGAACTTCTTGCAGACGAAGACTCACGTTTCTTCAACGCAGATTTCGGTGAATCAGGTGGACTTCGCAATGGTTTGACTGTTGCAAACTTCCATGGCTTCCGTGTGTACTCATCTAGCAACTTGCCATCTGTAGGTACAGGACCAGGTACAACTGGCTCTGCAAACCAAAACACTGACTATGGTGTTATTGTTGCTGGTCATGATTCTGCTGTTGCAACCGCAGAGCAAATCAACAAAACGGAAACATATCGTGATCCTGACAGCTTTGCTGACATCGTTCGTGGTATGCACCTATACGGTCGTAAGATTCTTCGTCCAGAAGCAATCGTTACTGCCAAGTATAACGCAGCGTAAGGGAGGTATAAATTATGGCTACTGTAACAACTCTCTCTAAAGCAGCAGGTGGACGTGGTAATCCATCTAACAAACCATACATGGTCGAAAAAGAAATCGACATGGCTGCAGCAGCAACTGCTAAGGGTTCTGCCCTAGCTGCCGCAGATATCATTCAAGCAATTACTGTTGGTGCAAACACAATGGTAATGGCTGCAGGTATGGAATGTACAACAACACCTTCAGGTGGTACTGGTACGGTTCTTGACCTTGGTATCACAGGTGGTGACGTTGATGCATTTGTTGACGGTTTTGCATTTGATTCTGCTTCTGCAGGTGACTATGCAACATTGGCAAACACTGCATGTCCTATCTTGGTTACAACATCAGACACTATTGATGTTCTAATTCAAGCTGCGACAACTGTTTCTACAGCAGGTAAAGTACGTGTTTGGGCAATGCTGATGGATGTTGATTCTATCGGTTCCGACAAAGGTGCTGCTGAGGTTTCTCGTGACCTCGTATAACTAAAAACTTTTGGGGCTGCTTTAGGGTGGCCCCTTAACTACCCTGAAGAGGTAAAAATGGCATATAATTACTTAGGTCTTACAAACGAAGTCTTAGCTAGATTTAATGAGGTAGCTTTAACTGAAGCTGGCTTTACGTCTTCTCGTGGATTTCAAACACAATGTAAGAATGCGGTAAATAATGCTATCAACTATATCAATACTCGTGAATATAGTTGGCCTTATAATCATTCTACACAAACAGAAACTTTAGTAGCTGGAACTACACGTTATACAATTCCTGCTACAGCTAAACATGTAGACTATGATACATTTAGAATTGTAGAAGACTCTAGTTTGGGTGCTCAAGGTAGGTCTTTAACTGTTTTAGATTATAAAGATTATTTAAATAGATTTATTGAACAAGAAGATAGATCAGATGTAGGTGGTGTACCTACTCACGTATTTAGAACACCAGATAATAATTTTGGTTTGTATCCTTATCCAGACAAAGCTTATTCATTAAAATATGAATATTATGTATACACAACAGCCCTTAGCAGTGCTACAGATGTACCTACAATACCTGAACAATACAGGCAAGTAATTGTAGATGGAGCAACTGCTTTTAGTTATCAATATAGAGGCGAGTCTACTCAATACCAATTAAATTTCGAAAGACTTTTAGAAGGTATTAAAAGTATGCAAAGCCTTTTGTCTAACAGGGCAGACTACATTCGTTCTACAGTCATTTATAGAAATCCAATAGGATCTTTTGCAGGATAAAACATGGCAGATGAGTCTGGTCTTAATCCATTTACATTTCCTTTGCAAGGTGGTTTAGTTCTTGACCGTTCTACTTTTGCTATGGAACCAGGAATGGCATTGGAGTTAGAAAACTTTGAGCCTGACGTTAGTGGTGGATATAGACGTATTAATGGTTTTGAAAAGTGGAATACAAATGTAGTTCCCCAGACCGCTAGTTCTACAGAGCCAGTGTTAATGTCTGCATACTTTGCTGGAAATAGTAAAGTAATAGCTGCTAGAGGTACAAGTGTATATGAAGCTGCAAGTGGCAGTGGATCTTGGACAAGTATAGATAGTGGTAGAACTGGTGCTGTACGTTATACATTTGATAAATATAATTTGTCTGGTACAGAGTTTATAGTGTGGGCAGATGGTGCCAACAATGCTACTAAGTACAATGGTACAACAGTAACAGATCTTAATGCTACAGGTGCACCAGCTAATCCTAAGTTTGTAAAACATTTTAAAAATGCTTTATTTTTTGCTGGTATGTCAGCCTCACCAGAAGAGATAGTTTTTACCGCACCATATACCGATAATGATTTTAGTTCGGCTAATGGTTCAGGTTCAATACGAGTTGACAGTAAAGTTACAGCATTGTTTCCATTTCGTGATGAACTGTTTATCTTTGCAGAAGAACGTATATATAAACTTGCAGGAAATACTATTGCAGACTTTGTATTGCAACCAGTAACTAGAGATATTGGATGTCTTAACGGCTTTACTGTACAAGAACTTGCAGGTGAAATAATATTTCTTGGTCGTGATGGTTTACGTACAGTTGCAGGTACAGCTAAAATTAATGACGTAGAGTTAGGTACTATTAGTAAACCTATACAAGAATTGTTTGAGGGTGAAACTGATGTTGACGACTTTAACAGTGTAGTTATTCCAGATAAAACACAGTATCGCATTTTCTTTTCTAAACCAAATAGTCAACTTGAATCTACAACAATTGGAGTTATTGCAGTAAGAAAAGCTCAGGGATATGAGTTTGCTAAACTAAAAGGTATTCAGCCAGCTTGTACAGATTCAATAAGTGTTCAGGGTGATACGTTTATATTACATGGTGGTTATGATGGCTATGTGTATAGACAAGAAAAAACTAACAAGTTTGACGGTACAAATATTATAGGTCGTTATCGTAGTCCAGATCTTACAGCAGGTGATGCAGGTATACGTAAAAACTTTCAAAGGGTTATTATTAACTATTCACCAACAGGTCTTGTAAACTCTGATTTGTTTTTGCGGTATGATTATGAAGATCCTAATGTACCAAGACCAGCAGCTTATCCTTTTGATTCAACGAAGGTAGTAGCTATTTATGGAACTTCATTATATGGAACAGCTACTTATGGTGGTCAGACAAACCCACTTGTAAGGCAACCAGTAGAAGGATCAGGTTTTGCTGTAGCACTTCGTGTTGTGGATAATGCGGAATCAGCACCATACTCACTTAAAGGTTTTCAGCTAGAATTTGATGTAGGAGCAAGAAGGTAAATGGCAGGTTATACAAGACAGTCTACATACACAGACGGTGATATTATACAGGCAGCAGACTCTAATGACGAGTTTGACCAACTTCTTGCTGCTTTTAATAATAGCACTGGACACGCACATGATGGGACTGCAGCAGAAGGTCCAGTAATTGGTCTTATTGGTGATGCAGGTGTTACTACTCCATTAAACAAAGTTGTAGTTAATGATACTAGCAACCAAGTAGAATTTAGCATTGACGTATCTAGTGTATCTACTCAACAGTTTTTAGTTAAAGATGGTGTTATTGAACCTACCACAGACAACGACATTGACTTAGGTTCAAGCGGTAAAGAGTTTAAAAATTTATACATTGATGGTACAGCTAACATTGATAGTCTTGTAGCAGATACTGCAGATATTAATGGTGGTACAATAGATAGTGCTGTTATTGGTGGAACTACGGCTGCTGCAATTACTGGTACTACAATTACTGCCAATACAAGTTTAGCTCTTGCTAGTGGTGCTACTGTTACTGCTATTCTTGACGAAGATACAATGACTTCTAACAGTGCAACTGCATTGGCAACACAACAATCTATCAAAGCATACGTTGACTCTCAAGTAACTGCTCAAGATTTAGACTTTCAAGCTGACACAGGTGGTGCTCTTAGTATTGACCTAGACAGTGAGACTATGACATTTACTGGTGGTACGGGTATTGATACCTCTGGTTCTGGTAATGCTGTTACTTTTTCTATTGATAGCACTGTAACTACTCTTACTGGATCTCAAACACTTACAAATAAAACATTTACATCTCCAACTGTAAATGCAGCTACAATTACAGGTGTAGTAGACATGACAGGTGCTGTTCTTTCTGGTTCATCGCCTCTTGTATTTGAAGGATCAACAGCAGATGCATTTGAAACTACCTTTGCTATTACAGACCCTACTGCAGACAGAACGATTACTTTTCCTGATGCAACAACAATTGTAGTTGGTACTAATACAACACAAACTTTAACTAATAAAACACTTACAACTCCTATTATTTCATCTATTAGTAACACAGGTACCTTGACACTGCCTACAAGTACTGATACACTTGTTGGTAAAGCAACAACAGATACACTAACAAATAAAACATTGACAAGTGCTGTACTAAATGGTACAATAAGTGGTACGTCAATTAAAGATGAAGATGACATGGTTTCTAATAGTGCATCTCATCTAGCTACACAGCAATCAATTAAAGCTTATGTAGATGCACAAGTTACTGCACAAGATTTAGACTTTCAAGGTGACAGTGGTGGAGCACTAAGCATTGACTTAGATAGTGAAACACTTACTATTGCTGGTGGAGCTGGTATTGATACAAGTGGATCTTTAAATACTCTTACTGTTGCTGTTGACTCTACTGTAGCTACACTTACAGGAACACAAACTCTTACTAATAAAAGTATTGATGCAAGTCAGCTTACTGGTACTGTGGCTAATGCAAGACTAGATGCAGAACTGCAAGCACTTGCAGGACTTACATCTGCAGCAAATAAAGGTATTCAATTTACTGGTTCTGGTACGGCAGCTACTTATGATCTTACTGCAGCAGGTAAAGCACTTCTTGATGATGCCGATGCAAATGCTCAAAGAACTACATTGGGTCTTGGTACAATTGCCACACAAGATTCAACAAATGTAAACATTGATGGTGGTGCTATTGATGGTACTATTATTGGTGCTAATAGTGCAGCAGCAGGAACATTTACTACAGCTAATGCCACTACATTTAGTGGAGATTTAAACGGTACGATTAATGCTGCTACTACAGGAACTACTCAGGCAGAGGGTACTAACAACACTACTATTGCAACAACAGCTTATGCTAACACTGCAGCAGATGCATCTGCCGTTGCATTGGCGATTGCTTTAGGATAAGAGGATAATATCAAATGGCAAACACATTCAAAGTTGTAACCAAGGCAGGGGTCACAACGCTTGACGACATCTATACTGTAGCTGCCTCTACAACCACAGTTGTTATTGGTCTGGTCTTAGGTAACACAACATCATCGCAAATTACGGCTACTGTCACTCTGTCGTCTGATACTGCAGCCCGTGCAGGTAACAACGACGAAGCAAACCAAGATGTAGAGGTTGTCACCTCAGTACCTATTCCAGCTAATTCATCTCTGTCTGTCTTAGACGGTAAGATCGTCATGGAAGCAACGGACATCCTTCAAGTTTCTGCATCTGGTGCAACGGATGTTATTCTTAGTATTCTGGAGCAAACCTAATGAGTAACCAATCAGAACTTGCTCAATTGGCTAGTGTTTTTTCTGGGTCTGCTTTATCAAACAGAAATATGGTGGTGAACGGTGCAATGACCGTGGCAGAGAGGGGAATAAGTACAAGTATTACATCCGCAGGAAGTTATTTTTCACCTGATAGGTTTGAGGCGGGTATAACTGCTACAGATCAACTTGCTGCCACACTATCGCAATCAACAACTTCTCCAGATGGTTTCGCCAACTCCTTAAAGTTTGAGGTTACGACCGCAGAAACAACTTTAGATGCCGATGAAATTGTTACCATTAGGCAAAAGTTTGAAGGTCAAGATTTAAAAAGAATAGCAAAGGGAACTTCATCAGCGGAACAAGTTACTGCGTCTTTTTGGGTGCGCTCATCTAACACAGGTACATATATTCTTGAACTTTACGACTCAGATAACACAAGACAAGTCAGTAAGTCTTATACTGTAAACTCTGCGAATACTTGGGAATACAAAACAATAACCTTCCCAGCAGATACAACGGGTGCGTTTGATAATGACAATAATTTGTCTTTGTTTTTTATGTTCTGGTTAGCGGCTGGCTCAAACTATACAAGCGGAACGCTAAATACATCTTGGGCTTCTGCAACTACAGCAAATAGAGTTGTGGGTCAGACTAATTTAATAGCATCCACAAATGATTTTTACCTCACAGGCGTCCAGTTGGAAATCGGGGACACTAGTACACCCTTCGAGTATGAGCCATACTCAGTAACTCTCCAGAAGTGCCAGAGGTACTTTTACAGAATATATGACGCTGGCTTTGACTACGTTCCTCTGTTTGGCGATGGGAATACTTGGAGGATAAGAAGTGTTGATTTCCCAGTAACTATGCGTTCCAGCCCTGCATGTTCCATAACTGGAACAACAGGGGGTGGTGGCTCATTCACAACATCAATGCCACAAGTTGAGGGTGCGTCAAAAACTACTGCAAATTGCAGACTTGATGTAACACCAACAACTGGGTTTTCAAGATTGATTAGTTTTTCAGCAGATGCGGAGCTATAACCCATGAACAACATGAAAATCACATCTGCCCAATACTTGACCGATCCAATGTCAGGCAACAACACCTCCATCCGTGCCACCATAGACGGACAAGAGTTGTTCGTCCCCCTAGACCCCGCCAATCGCCACTACGCAGAGATCATGCGTCAAGTAGAAGCTGGCACATTAACAATTCAGGAGGCTGAATAATGGCAGGTTACATTGGAAGTCAAACACCTGTAGTCTCTAACGGCTCTCAACGTAAGTACACGTTCACAGCTACGGCTGCACAGACTGTTTTTACTGGAATGGACATTCCCAACCCCCAGCAAATCCAAGTATTTCAGAACGGTGTACGTCTAGTTATCACCACTGACTATACTGTTTCCAGTGGGACTACAGTGACGCTTGTGAATGCAGCTTCTGCTGGTGATAGCTTAGTGGTTATTCTGTTTGCTGATTACCAGTTGCTTGATCAAGATTTGTCTGGTGACTTTTCAGTAGATAGTCCTACGTTTTACGTTGACAGTACGAACAATCGGGTTGGTGTGGGAACAGCCACCCCTTCAACAGCTATTCTTGATATTTTTACAGGTAGCACAACAGCAGATGGTCTAAAAATAAACCGCTTTGCTACTGGCGTATATTATTCAACCTTACGGCAAGATACTCATGGATTAGCTATCCATGTAGGTGATGGCTCAACAATTTCAGAACGAGCCGCAATTACACCAAACGGCATTACCTTTAACGGCGATACGGCTGCGGCAAATGCGCTGGATGACTATGAGGAGGGAACCTATACTGCAAATGTCATAGACGCTAGCGGGAACACATCTAGCACCTCTGCCACTGGTTATTACACAAAAGTTGGTAATTTTGTTCATGTATCCGTTTATCTTCCCAACATTAGCACAGCGGGCCTAGTGTCTACTGATGCTTTTTATATTACCTTACCGTTTGCAGGGGTCACTAATTATTATGGTGTGGGTAGTTGTATTGCAGACAATGTAACTTTTTCGTCGGGAAGAACACAAATAAACGCACGAACAAGTACCACCGCCGATTATGTTATTTTTAGGGGATCGGGGAGTGCAACAGCTGATGACGCTATAATTGTAAGTGAAATAAGTTCGGGAGTTACCGATATTATGTTTAGTGTAGGTTACAGAACAAGTTAATAACCCACTGCACAGCTTTGGGTCGGACAGTCCAAGCATAGGAGATAAAAATGCTAACAGAAGAAACAGTACAAGACAAAATAGAAATCGTAGGTGACTTCAAGCATGTGCAAGTGCGTACTGCCACAGTCATCAAGCGAGACGGTGTAGAAGTCAGCCGGTCCTTCAGCCGCTATGTAATACGACCAGATGCAGATATTAGTGGTGAAAGCTCACAGGTTCAAGCTATCTGTGCGACAGTACACACACAAGAAGTTAAGGATGCATATGCTGCACACCTAGCAGCACAAGAGGTATAAAACATGTCAGGCTATATCGGCACAATACCCACGCCACAGGCAACGATGAACAGGGATGTCTTTACTGCTACGGCGGGACAGACAAGTTTTCCAACATCAGGGTATACACCAGCATTTCTGGATGTATACATGAACGGTGTACACTTGGTTAATGGTACCGATTACACAGCAAGTAATGGTTCTGATGTAGTGCTTACCTCTGGGGCTGCTGCTGGAGACAACTTAGAAGTTGTAATATTTAAAACCTTTGAGACTGCAAACTCAGGTGGACGTTATAAAGGTGAACGTGGGACTGTGGGGGCTTCGGCGGCGGCTGGTGACATCTTTAGAGTGCATGAACAGCAACTTGATATTAACGTCACAATAGACGCAACTGAGAATGCACTTGCGGCTGGGCCTCTCACCGTTGCCTCTGGCGTTACCTTGACCGTCACAACTGGTGGGAGCTTAGTAATCGTATGAGTGAAATAAGGGCAACAACAATTAGTGATGCGGCTGGTACTGGGCCGATTACGCTGACGGGGCAGAGTGCTGCGAAGGCTTTTTCAACTTACAATCAAACGGCTGTGTCAGCTGAAAGTAATTTTAATATCTCATCTTTGACCGATGTTTCGGCTGGCCTTATGCGGAATAACTTCAGTAGTAGTATGAGCAATGCCACTTACAATGTTGTAACTTCTGCTGGCTCTTACAATCATTCTTACGCAACAAGAAACGCCAGTTTTGTTGACACTGAGAATTTTAATGCTGCTGGCAGTCTTGTAGATGGTTCAAGAAACTCTGTCGCAATTCACGGAGACTTAGCATGAGTACACTAACGGTCACCAACATCAAAGCCACAGGCGAAACAGCTAGTCGTGCAGTGTCAGGCGTTGCGGCGGCTTGGGTTCATTACAGCCATGATACAACTACAATAAATCAAAGTAATAATACTTCTAGTGTCACAGATGTGGCAACAGGTGAAGCAAAATACACTTATTCATCAGCTTTAAATGCTGCGAACTATTGTCTTCATGCTAGTGGTAAAGCAGACGATGATAACACAGATAGCACTGGCAACAGAGTATGGGTAAGACCTTTTGGTAGCACCGCAACTACTGGTTCGAGTTTTGTTACAGATACTGGCGGCTTTGAAAGAGACTGTAAGATTTTATGTCTTACAACATTCGGAGACCTAGCATGAGTACACTAAACGTATCAAACATCTCCGATGGCACAACATCCGTAGGCACTGGATATGTCGTCAATGGGTCGGCTAAGGCTTGGGCTGCTAATGTTTTAGATGCAGCTACGTCTGTTGACAGCCTAAATGTTTCTAGTATTTCTGACACCGGAACAGGAGATAATCGCATCAATCTTTCTAGCGGCATGAATTACGCAAATTATTCAGTGGTCAGTCAGTCCTCTGCTATAGGTAACAACAGCAACCCTCGCAATATAAGTCTATACGATGCACCTGTAGGTTCGTACAGGATTTATGCTACAACTCCGGCAGGTAGTATATCTTCTCAAGGATCACACACCGCAGCTTTCGGAGACCTAGCATGACGCAGCATCTCTGGACCCGCCTACTAGAAGCCAAGTCACGCTTGAAGCCTGTGCAGTCTAAGTATCGTGTGCTGTTCGAAGACCCGAATGCCCCTGACGAACCTGCCAAGGTGCTTGTGCCTGATCCAAACTGGATGGCTGCGGCACTGGCTGGCGACATCTTGCCACCCATCGACACCTACCAGCGTGATCGTTTGGTGCCTGACGGAGAGCCTAAAGAGCATCCATACGCAGAACCTATCGGTGCTATGACCGAAGAAGAAGCGATTGAGTATCTAATAATGAAAGACATAGACCCTGCCGTATGGCGGGATTACAAAGGTAACAGAACAATTATGAAGATTGTACCTGTTGAGTTAATCCCAAGTGACAGATCATTTAGAAACGCTTGGAAGATTAATCAAGAAGCTGATGAAAGGATTGCAGCATGACAACTTATATTAACATCAACGGGGATGTTCGT